AAAATATCAGGTAAGATAGCCGACAAATCTTTATCGGCACTCATAGCCATAAGCTACTCCCTACAACGCTGCATCTGAGGTTAACTTAACGCCATTCAAGTCAACTAACTCACCAACGCCATAACAGGCTGTGGCGTTCAACTCAAACCCACGGATGGATGCGTCACGCTGTGGCTCGATCTTCACATCCCAGCATACGGCTAGACCTAATGCAGAAGGTACAAATACTGCGCCAATCGCATCATCTGACGAGTCAATTGCAATGTTTGAAGATTCATAGATGTTAATGCCAGCTAACTGACCGACATAACCAGATCGCATGGCTTCGTTTTGAAGGTCGCCACCATTCGGATTGACAAAGGTGTTAGTCATGTTGGCTTTAAGCGCATAGGCTTGATGAGGATGGATAACGGCAGAAATTACCCCGCTTGCGCCATTGGTACTGAGGGTTGCAGCCGCTTTAAAGAAGTCAGCAACAGTTAGCTCCGCGCCTGCCGAGCCAAATCCTTGAGAAAAACCAGTGAACAAGCCGATTAGGTCTTGATCCATTTTCTTAGCTACGGCTTCGCCTAACACTCGGCCCAAGTTGCCAGCAACATCACCAGCGGCAGCTTGTGCGGCAAGGTCAGTTAATACCGCTTGGACGCCAACTTCTGCAACAGTGATTGTTTTAGAGCTAGTGCTAACGGCTGTGGATGAGAGATCAGTTCCTTCGGTTAGTGCTGCGGCTGCAACTTCTGGGTAGATTGGTACTTGAACAGTCTTTCCAGACTGACTAGAAATGTCATAGATAGAAACGAAATTGCGAACAAGAGAACGCTGTTGAGCCGTAAAAATAGCTTCTTGAATAATATTAGCAAAGAGATCGTCAAGTGTTGCTGTGGTTGATGCTGCCATGGTAAGTGCCTCACGTTATTTAAAAACAAACGCAAGGCAACTTAAACAGAAAACCTTACGAAATGGGTTTGATGTAGCCACCGACATTATTGCCGCGACCTATCATTTTTCTATGTTCAGCGTATTCATTGCTGGACATATTACCCACAGATTTAGGCTTCTGTGTATTGCCACCAACATTCCCACTTGAGCCAGTGCCACCAGAAGAGGCTTTGACAAAATGCGGGTTTGTCGTAAGGAATTCATTAACTAATTGTTTGACTGTTAATGGTTCACCAGTGTCACCATATAGCGTTGTTCCATCGTTATCCAGAACTTCTGCCCTTCCTTCGCTGTTTAGTCTCACTTTGCCTTTTAATAGCTCAGTGACTTGAGTAGGAGCTATTGCGCTTCCTGATTCTGCGGCCCTTAACAATGCCCCATCAACCTCGTTATTAGTGACTAATTTACTCAGCCTTGCTATTTCCGCGTCTTTCTTTTCGGCTTGTAGCTTGATGACTTTTTCAAACTCACCTTTAGCTTTTGCTTGCTCTTCTTCTGCATTGGCTTGTTGCTCCTGCCACTTTTGGAATTGGTCTACATCGACCCCATCGTATTTCTTCTCAAACTTTCTGCGCTCACGGCCCACACGATCTGCGACAATCTTGTCTACTTCGGCCTGAGTTAAGGTCTTTTCTGGTTCATTTGCACTAGATGTTGGTTCAATTACTTCTGCTACTTCACTCATAAAATACTCCCCTGTTTAAAATCCATAGGCACTCCGTCTGAAATGCAATCTTCTACTAATTCAAGCCACTCTAAACTATCCCAGTGTATCGGGGCTTCAATCGTTGGCGGGTGTTCACCGAATAAATCAGTGTAATCATTAACCGCCTCGTTATACCTTTCAGCCACTTTTGGGTCATCAAATTTCAGATCAGTCATCAAAGGTTGCTCTAAAATGGTGCTGGCAGCGATAACCACCGCGCACTGTGAATGGATTCCCTGACGCTTTACCCGCCCAAGTCTCGTTAGCCCATATTTCATTAATCTGATCTGTGGTCAAAACTTGATCTTTGTATTTCTGGCAGAAGGGGCGGCTGTCCTCAACTAACGCGCCAAAGTAAACCCACTTATCAGCACCTAGCTCTTTTGCCACTGAGTAGTTAATGTTTGCAGAGAACTGCATTAACGAATCATGGGAATAAACCCCGACATATCGCTTTAAGTTTTGCCCTGCTCGATCAGAAGCGTACTCCCTTTGAAGCCTGCTAATCGCTTGATCAACTGCCTCGACCTTGGCTGGATCGTCTTTGTTATCCCTAACAAACTCAACAAGGTCATTGATCTCATCTGAATTGGCTCTGATATAAACCCCATTGATTGAGTGCCTAATACGCTGCACAAGATCAGTTGAAGCCTCACCTACTAAAGTCGATTGATAAACTAATCGTGCCATAGTGTCTAAGTGAGAGTTAGCAATATCCTCAAACCCACTAAAGGTTAACCGCTTTAATTCAGCAATAACGGATGCCTGATTTGAGGGCAATATGCCGCCAACTAACTGGGCTTGATATTGGCTGGCGACCCCTGCGACCACCTCATCCAGAGAGTCCACAATGTCGTTATAAGGCAAAAGTAATTGAGCCTCGATTGCCTCACGCAAACCCCTACGAACATCAATAGCGGCTGACAGGTCATTGAGTGCGCCAGCTTGGGTAGGCAGTCCATCAATTAACTTTGCCACCTCAAGCTCAAGACTCATCAAAGCCTCATCAATAAGCCTCCCATGTGACTGAGCAAGGGCCGTTAAATTATTGGCGTGAGCTAAAGCCGCTTGACTCATTCGCCACCTGACTGCTGTGAAGGTTGGATCATTTCAATAGGCGAGTCACCGCCTGATACGGCTTCCAAACCAAGATCGCTACGAACCTCATTTTTACTAACTACGCCTGAGTCGATGTGATACTTGTAGATTTGAGCGTCTTCAAACTCGCCCATAGTCTTAGCCTCTTCTATTTCCATGGTCGCTTGAGCTAAATCATCATCACTCAATACTAGCTCTGCAATGGCCTTGTCAACGCCCTTTTTAAAGGTGGGGCTGTTAACCCCAGAAGCCTTGGCGCGTTGTAAGAACTCAAGCTCAGTGCCGTAGTCTCTTAGATCAAAGGTATCAGGGTAATCAACCATAATTTCTGAGGTGATTCCCTGCCACATAGCAAACAGGTTCCATAATTGCTCCTCTGCCAACTCTAATAAGTCAGCTTTTTCAGACAGCTTGGCGTTAAGTAATTGGAACTCGGTTTGCAATGCCACGCCTGATTTAGTTTGTGCGTCTGTGGCCCTAACTGCGCCCATATGCGTCATTCGGTTAATGGCTTCAACCTTGTCAGTTATGCTGGCTCGGATTGCGTCTAAGTTGCCGCCACTAGGTTGGAGTAAATAAGGCTTGATCGAGTCAGTATCAGAGACTTCAATCACGCTGCCTGCGCCTGCCCCTGCATCAGTATCAACCGATTTAACTAAGCTAGGATGATTGCTTATACGGATTAACTGCTCGATCTCAGAAAGCTCGTTATAGATTGCCCGTTGCATATACGCTACATCGGTAATATCAGAGTGACCGATTCCGCGAATAGGTGAGCGATTTCCATACAAGCAAACGGCTGGAATGATCCCTAATGGGTTATCCATTTTCTCGATCAACTTAGCCTCTTCACCAATAACTTCGTATCCTTTGATGGTGTCCTTTTCCCAAATGCGATAGAAAGAACGATCATCGTCTATCCACTCCCTGACCTTGAGCATGGTCAACTCATAACGTCCATTAGCAGAACGCTCATAGTTCCAATCAAACACATTTTCTGGCGTGATCAAAGTTAGATAAGGTCTGACCTCTTGCGCCAATTCATCAGCGCGAGTGTTAGCAATCACGGCAGGCTTATCCATTATTAACCAAACATGACCATAAACGCCTGACCACATTTGAGCCTCGCTCATAAACGAGTTAAGGCTTCTCCCGTCCATATCAGCATCTTTTAAAAACGATTTGAGTGCTTGATCTTCAACTAAGTCTCCAAAGTTACGAGTAGGAGGTAAACGCCAGATAAAAGATGAGTAGATGTTAATTACGTTTTTGCAATGGTTATCTAGTGGCGTAAGGTCTAGCCGTTTTTGATATTCGGTTTTATCTTCAAGTATGTATTTAAGCAAGTATTCCCCATCCCGGTAGTCATTGCCTCCCATATACGAACGCAAAAAGAACTCCCATTTTGGGGCGTTCAAATTATATACATCATGCGTTTTACTAATACTGTCCATTATGTCCACCTAGTTGGCTTTCTTTGTGTGCTTTCTTTACGCACTGGAAATAGATAATCCACACAATAACCAAGAGCGTCATTCATGTGATCGAACCCCGAATCTTTATCAGGCTGAGAAGTTCCCTCTTTGTAAGTGTGTCTCTCAAGCCCCTTAATAACGTGTTTGCATTTTGGATCAACGATTAAATGTCGATCACCTGATTTAGTTTTTAGCCTGCTGTTGACTGCGTTTATCCTGTCCCTGATTGGCGTATGTGCTGGCCTAACTTTGACTGTAAAGCCTGCGTTTTCTAGTATGGATAAATCAGTCTTGCCGCCTGCGCTTGTCTTGCGTTGCCTTGCTGCTGGATCAGGATAAATAGTGATCGGACGATTAGGGTATCTGTGGTGAATCTCATCAGCCATTTCGTCAGTGTTTGACCCATGTATGACAATCTCATCTACGGCATGAAGATCATTCTTGTCTCTAATAAACACCACGGCTGACATTGGGTTGATGTTAAAGTCCACTCCTATATGTAACGGCATCAGTGAGTGCGCTTCTGATTTCTTCACTGATTGCTCTCGTTCAAAGTTGTAATAGATAATCCCTGAGTAGTTAACAAACTGGGCCATATACTCCTGATTGAATGTGCGTTCATCAAGGTCACGTTTTGCTGACTCAATCTCTTTCTCTGGGACGTTACCCCCATCAAGCGTAGTGAACTGAAAGCTAGACCACTCATCTCGACCATCCACCCCATCAGTCCATAGGTCATAGAAGTGATTGCGTCCCTTGGGTGATCCAATGAATAAAGCAGAGCCGCCTTTGTCAGATAGTGTTGGGCGTAATACCTCAGTCCATGCAGTATTTTTCATATCTGCAAACTCATCAAGCACAATGAAGTTGAGACCAACGCCACGCAATGAGTCTGGGTTATCAGCACCCTTGAGAGAGATCATGGAGCCGTTAAGCAGCCTAATTGATAACTCACTTTCGTTGCGTTTTTCGATGTATTCCAAAGGTAAGAACTCTTTCAATAATTCCCATGCAATCTGCTTGGCTGCCTTATACGTTGGTGCTACATACCAGCAATGTCTTTTGTTAGCTAGCAACGCTTGGCGCACTAATTCAACAATAGCCAGATGGGTCTTGCCAAAGCGTCTGCCTGCGACCATGACTCTAAATCGAGTATCATCACGAAAGACTTCGCTTTGGGGTTTACTCAGCCGCATACAACTCGATCTCGATAGGTGGAAGCTGAGTAATTGCTGTTTCTAGCTTATCCGTCTGACCTAGCCAATTTTTGCCAAGCCAAACCAGCATTGTAGGATTACCCTCCATAGCGGTTGTATATTGTGTGCGCCTCAAGCTCATCTTGCCATTACTGGCTTTTTGGCTAAAATACTCCGCAAAAGAACAGTTTTTTTCACGCTTTAACGCCCTAGATAACGTGTCATAATCACAGCCTAATACTCCTGCAATCTCTTCACCTGTACACTGAATAGCGCACAACTCATCCACTTGATCCCAATTCACATCAAATAGCGGTCTACCTGTCATAATTTCCCCAATAAAATTGATAAATCTGCCACAACAATTCCCTTCTTAATCATGTCGGGTGTACAGCGATAAACACGCCACCCATTCATCAATGCTGCATTGTACTTTTCACAGTCATTTGTGAAGCCAGAACCCCTTGTATGCCTACCTCCCGACCATACCCCACCCTCAACCTCTATAGCCAACTTTTGAGAAGGGTAAGCAAAGTCAAACCGCCACTTCCTAGTCTCATGGAAACGATGCTCACGCACTGGTTCTGGCAGCTTAACGGCCCGTATCTGAAAAGCTAAAGTTTCCTCTGCTTTGCTAACGCCCAATGATCTGACCTCGGTGGCTTTTAATGTCCATTAAGGTCTGCTCAAGTAACGCTCTTTCAGTTCCCCAAGCGGCCTCCCATTCTTGCTGGCCTGCGTGAATAGCGATCCCATAACCGCCTGTTCGATGATGTGCAGGACATAGGGGAATGACTTCGTAATTAGATGCTCTCTGGCTCATACCTTGCCCGTTGCGAATATGATGAATTTCGGCAGGGCTTTCTCCCCATTCAGAGTTACGACAGACTATGCAGCCCATACTAGCCACATCACCAAGATACAAACGCTCTGCCTTTTTCATTGTTGCTTCTCAAAATATCTGGGAAAATCTGTAAATTTATAGCGCAGTAGATCGAGGGCCAGTGCTGTGTCCCAGCCTTGATTGATTTCTGCCAGTTCATACATGGCTCCACTGTCATAACGGCAGCTTTGACGAATCTCACTCAGGCTTGTAATGCCTTTTAAACGCTTCATATTCCAACTTCTAGCGGTGACATTCTTTACACCCGTTGCTTTTTCAATGTCAGCGTAGCTTCTACCCGCCAATAGCATTTTTATTGCCTTTGCTTTGGCAGATTTTTCTATCAAGCGGCTTCTTTGTATTCTGAATATAATTTTAGGCTTGGCTCACTCCATTTAACCTGTCGCTCACTGCCAAAATGATACATATACTCTATGCACTCACTCATCTGCTCGACATTCAACTCAGTAGATGAAACGCCAATCATTATGACGTTACCTTCTGGCGTTATTGCTGGCTTTTGACCTTTGATAATGCCGCAAAAGAACTCCCGCCAACTTTTATCATTGGTTAAATTCATCCATTCAACTTGGGTTCTAATATCCCTTATCATTGGTTGAAGTTTGCGGTTTTGAGGATCAGTCCTTTTGGTTCGCCTTAACACCACCTCAACTGGGCCAATAAATAACCCTTTATTAATCATCGCGCATATCTGGGAAATCATGCCCGATACGTTTTTGTTATCCACTTTGAAAATGACTTCACTCATATAGCGTTAGCCCATTCACTAAAAGGAAGTCTGGCAAGCCTCATGCTCAAACGAATATCCCAAGCGCAAGGCTTTTCATCTATTGGCCTATCCTTAGATTGTTTATCAAAAATCATTAGGTAATCAGTCAATGGATACTGCAACTTATTACAGTAACGAATGGCTTTTATATGACCAGAGCTAATCTTTAATTGACCAGAGATTGCCCACGTTGGCTTACCAAGGTAATGCAGTCTGATCACCTCCTTGCACTCATCAAGTGTTAACGCGGTCATACCGCCACCTTCAATAATCTTCGTGCTTTTGGATGACTTGTATCGTCACCATCCTCAATAATCTTATTTTTGTCGAGCAGTTCACGCACTCGACCAGTGACGCGATTAATTTCCCAACCCAAAGTTAAACCAATGTCCTGCCTAGTGATCGGGCCGTTATTGCGAATGATCCTTAAAACCTCGATTCTAGCCGCCCCGGTCAGGGGTGCGATTGATTCTATAGCTGCCCTGCTATTTGGATGAATCATTTTCCTTGCTCCTTTTATTGTTTGATTTTTTAGCTGCTTTACTAATCATTTCTTTATACATCGTTGGCATGCCGCCAGATTCGCCATGTGAGCAATCTTTAATGGTATTGCCTGCGCTTATGTATGCCTCTAGCTTCGCCTCTGTGAAACCACTTACGGGCTTTGGTGTAGCTAGGTAATTTTTCATATAAAACCAAAATCTAGTGCGACACTCATGTAACCTTGGCTCATATCCCAACGCCTATGCTCATTCAACAAAAGACGCTCTGTTTTTAAGCTGCGCTGCTTTTCAAATTCGGTTTGATGACCAAGCTCCCGATGGTGCTGGAGCAACTTAATTTCGTTGTTAATAGCGTTTTTTCGGTTCTTTTCGCTGACTCTTCTACTGCCAGCCAAGATGCTTGAAATAACGGCTTTTTCTAACACTTTTGTTTTTACGCTTTGCTCACCAAATATCATGGTTAGTTCCTTCACCAATCAGTGTTATTTACGTCTAAGACATTTGCTGTAATGGATTTTCTTTTCTGCTTTTCCTCACTTATTACCGCTTTTAAATTGTTTGCAGGAAATCTGTTTAAATAAAGTCTCTGGAATTTGTCTCGAAAACTGTTTGCCGATAAAATATTTTTGTACCAGAAAGAATCTTGTCTGGCCCAAGTCCAAACCTGTGCCATTACATCGTGAGTTCGTTTGTCTATGACGCGCATCTTTCTAATAACGTCTGCCCACGAATTTAGATTAGGTTTTTTAAAATTTGGGTCTTGAATGAGCAATGAGCGATACATGGCATTAGCAAAACCTAAATCTAAATCATCAAATTTAAGACTTGCAGACGTTTTACTTTTTATATCTGTTTTTATATCTGTGTTTAATACTGGTATAGGTGGCGCAATTTTGGAAAATCCATTGCTCAATTCTGTCTTATCCATTTCGCAAATATGGGAAATGACTATTGGCGCGGCTTTAGTAGAAAATTCTGGCATCGAATACCATTTAGTTCGGTCGTAAGCAATCTTATTATGATTAGCTGAAATCAAAGCACCAACGTCTTCTAGTTCTTTTAATAGTCGTGATATTTTCTTAGCGTTCAGATAAGGCCAAATCTTTGTTAAAGCTACGGCTGAGTTATACGTCCAAACATACCCATTAATATTGTTTGTATCGTTAGCCCTGTTTTTTACTAGCCAGAATCGGAAGTTGTAAAGAATAACGGCTTTTTCTACCCCGTAAATCTCTGCTTCGTCAACGCTAAAACTGTGAATTAAATGTGTCATATGACGTTTCCATTAATCCCATTAATCATATTAATCATATTAATCATCTATATCTGGCTCTCAAACACGTTATTCCATATCTTAGTTTCACTAAGTTTTTGATTACGGAGTTCAATCATCGTGTTTCTTATAAAACCTGAAATGTCTGTGTCACTTAATAAAGCAGATGCTTTTACGAAAGCATATAAATCATCATCTAGCGTAGACCCGACATTGTTGCCCAGTTTTTCAGTCATTGCCCCACCTTGCCTATCTTATGGAATAGCTCCACATCTGGCCGCAGATCCACAGGCTGTATTTGCCCGTCAGAAAAACTCACAATTCCAGCTATGTGATCAACTGGAACTCTTCTAATGTCAGCTAGCCACTGGTCAACAGATGAGGTGCTAGATAGCCCTAAAAGGTCAGCTAAATCCCGCTTAACTTTTGATCTGTTAGGGTGGCTCCTAATAAAAGCTTTAAGTTGCATTAATTTTCCCTACATAATTTCCACGAATAATACACCATGTATTAATTATAGTAAACATATAACACTTGTGGTCACTGTTTATTATTACTGTGAGTATTAAAATTAACGCTGAAATTATCTAATGAGTATTATCTTATGAATGGATGGAATAACCGCTTAAAGATCCGAATGAAAGAGCGCAAAACTACTCAGGAAGATTTAGCGGCAATTTTAAATATTAGCCAAAGCTCTGTGGGTCATTATGTGTCGGGTAGAAGGAACCCCCGAAAAGACGTATTAGAAAAAATAGCAGACGAATTAGAGGTTTCAATGGATTGGCTTTTGGGTAAAACTGAATTGCCGCCAATGGATAAGCGAGATTTTTTCCCTGTACCAATTTTAAGTGCTGGAGAGGCAGCTAATAATGAAGTAAAAGAAAAAGGAGTAAAAGGTAATATGGAAGTCACACCTATATCTACTAAGTGGATTGGTGAGGAAGGTTACAAGGCAGATAATTTATGCGTCTGCTTAGTTGAAGATGATGCAATGTCTCCTAAATTAAATGTTGGAGACAAGGTAGTAATAGACCGGGATTGTAAAAATCTTCAAAATGGAAAGGTATTTGCACTACTGGTTAATGAAGCATTGCATATCCGTAGAGCCGTTCAAGGGCTTAGTGGGTCTTCATGGACTCTATCAAGTGATAATAAAGAGAACCCGACGTACCATGACGAAATAATTAATCAGTTTGAAAAGAAAATTGAAATTATTGGCAGAGTTGTTTTATCAATAAATTCATTTTAAAAAAATAATAAGGATTATAAAAGTATTTATGACTAATTTTAACTTTGCTAGAATGCGCTGCAAAAAGCTACACTGGATGACTGAAACTGAGGTTTGGTCATGGTGGTTGCCTTTCGTAGATGCACACAACCAGTTACAACCAAAGCATAAGGTTGCGACAGGTAATTGTATTGCTGGAAAAACCAATCTCATGGGCGGGAAATATGAGGAAGATTCTGAGCCTAATGGCCCCAATTAAATAAACTTTACGTCAATACCAACCGCTCTCCTATTGGAGATTTTTTTTGCCTAAATATTACTGATCTAAATAATTTATTAATACAATTAGGAAAGATTTTAAAACTCATTACGTTAAAAAAACTACTATAAGTATTATTTATAAACCTATTTTGCTCCCTCTTGTTGCTCCTTTTTATTACATGGTGTATTATTTCAGACAAGAAACGTAAACGGAGAAGCAAAAAATGAACTCTTACAATACTTATTGCCATGTTACTGAACAAGTCAACGCATACACCGATGATTATGACGCACCTGTCGATGGTGTGTTTGACGAGTGTTCCCCACTTGCTGACATTTATCAGACTTTAATGCTTGAGCGAAAAGTCACCTTTCAAGCTGGCTGGAATAATGAGCCAACCATCTACACAGCATTTGACATTTTACTTGACCGGGTTAACGAGAACGCCAGCGCAACAGACTTAGCGGCAAGCATATTTGCAGCCGCATTATTTAATGAAAGCAAAGGTCAGGTAGCAACAGACCTAGCTCAAGATTGTGACTTTATGCAGTGGGTTTATGACTTCTTTGATTATTTACAGAATGAAAAGCCTGCGCCATTTGGCAAGCTGAATTTAGATTTTTTGACCATAAGAGGTGAGGCATGAATATCTCACGATATACGTTGGTGATTAATTCGCTAGGGGTTCTTATTTGGGCAATTGTAGCAGTCTGGTGGACAGTTGGAATGACAGCATGAGCCGCGCATCAATGAATGTATGGCTGTTTGTAATTGTATTAATTTTATCGGGGATAGAAATATGAATATTGACATTTACTTAGAGGCTTTAAGTGATTTTCACAAATTGTTTGAGTACAACAATCCTTATTGTAAAAACTTAAACGCTGAAAAACATTTAGCATATAAACAAGCTGCATTAAAAATTGTTGATCAAATAAAAAGAGGTGATCCATGAACACCTTAGATATGTTGAAAGTTCCGTTTTTGCCAAGGGATATAGAGTGGCGCGTGTGTCGCTCTGGCGTTTCTAAAACTGGTGCGCCTTGGATAATGGCTCTAGCTTACATCGACAATAGGGCGATCATGGATCGCTTAGATAACACTGTCGGCCCACAAAACTGGCGCAACGAATACACCCAAGCCCCATGCGGGGGAATCTTATGCGGCCTGTCAATAAAGATAGGTGGTGAGTGGATTACCAAGTTTGATGGTGCAGATAATACAGATGTTGAAGCAATCAAAGGTGGGTTAAGTGGTTCAATGAAAAGGGCCGCAGTCCAATGGGGTATTGGAAGGTATCTTTACAGATTGACCGAAAACTTTGCAACAGTGATCCAAGGCAAGCAAGAGGGTAGTCACTCATCAAAGGTAAAGGGTGTGGATCAATACGTTAACTGGCTTGCTCCTACACTGCCAGATTGGGCGCAACCAAGTAAGCAGCGCATCAACAAAGAACAAATGCAATCGACTCTAATGGCCTTGCTTGAAGCTATAACTAACCAAGATTCATCATTGGCAATAGAAGTGATGGGTGAGCTAACTGAAAAGGAACAGATATACCTTTGGAACATGACAAGCAGTAAGCAAAAAGCA